AAGTGGTATTCGGGTTACGAGGTGCTTGATACTTCAACCAGCAACGTCTTCACCGCTGCCGAGTTTAATTACAAGCAGTTGGCGGGGAACGTGGTGATTTCCGGTCTTGAGCAGGTCGAGAATTCCGGCCCAGAGCAGATATTCAATCTGCTTAAAAGTCGCATTCGGAACCTTGAGAAATCGCTCAAGAACACGATGGCGACCGCACTCTATGCGGACGGCACCGGCACTGATTCGAAGGAAATTGGTGGGCTGCAACTGCTGGTTCCCGGCACCGTGGGTAACACGGTTGGCGGCATCAACAGCGGCACCTACACGTTTTGGGCGAATCAGGTTTACGACTTCTCGACGGAAACCGTCACCGCTTCCGCAACCACGATTCAGACGGCCATGAATACTTTGTGGCTCGCCTGCATTCGCGGCGCGGATCGGCCAGATGTGATCGTTGGGGACACGACTTATTTCGGATACTACTGGGCGTCGCTTCAGACAAACCAGCGGTTCACCAGCGATGAGTCGGCATCGGCAGGATTTATGAATCTGATGTTCATGGATGCTCCGGTGTACTACGACGATCAGTGCCCGACGACTAAGATGTACTTCCTCAACACGGATTATCTGTTCCTCAGATATGCCGAGGGACGGGAATTTGTGCCTCTTGGTGAGAAGGCTTCTGTCAATCAGGATGCTCTTGTTATGCCAGTTGCATGGGCCGGTAATATGGCCGTCAGCAACCGCGCACGGCAGGGTGTCATCCAAGCCTAGAGGAGGATTTAATGCCATATACAACCCAAAGCGCGGTTGGCATTGACTTCGACGGCGGGACGGAATCAACCGCGTCGCAGGCGATTGGTACGAGAATGGTGGCAAACGATGCTTCTGAGTGGCTCTATGTAACAGCGGGCAGCGCTATCGCCCAGTATGACGTAGTCGCCGTTACTGAGGCATATTCTGCTGTTCCGATTACCAAAGCGCTTGTTGATTCGGGCGAACTTGTCGCATCGGCCCCGGAAGCGATTTCGAGCGGGGAGTATGGATGGGTTCAGATGGGAGGCGTTTGCACGATCAACGTGCTGGCGTCTTGTGCCGCTGATGCGATCCTGTATTCCAGCGCGACTGCTGGAAGCCTGGATGATACTGCAACTTCTCAAACGAGAGTTGATGGGATCAAGCTGACAACGGCACGAGGAGGAACAGCAGGAAGTGCTGCTGGTCTTGCTTCGTATCCCAAGTCGTTTGTGATCTAAGAAAGGGAGCGGGGGGTCTTGTGGCCCCCCGCAACTGCTTATGAGCAATATTCGCGTTGAGATATTTGCGGGCGAGGACGGATCTCCTGATCTGGTTGAGATACACAGGGTCGGAGATATGAATACCGTTTTGTACAAAGTCTCTGAGAAAGAAGGCTATCTAAAGGAGAATTTCCCCGCCGAATATGCCGCCTACAAAGAGGGCGGCAGCGGGAAGGTGCGACCGAAAGGCACTCCCTTGACTGAGTTGAAGGGCGTTGGGACACGCAAGCAAGAAGTCTTGATTCACCAGGACGTGAACACGGTCGAGGAGCTTGCCGATCTATCGGATGCTTCGGTTGGCTCGCTAGGCGCGGGGACCATCGATCTTCGTAAAAAGGCCCGAGATTATATTGCTGATCGTGAAGGAATGAGGCCGGTACAGGCAGTCGGATGACCCTACTTACGATCTGTCAGGACGCCGCCAAGCTAATCGGCATTACTGCGCCGGATGCGGTTACGTCTTCGACCGATACTTCGACAATCCAGCTTGAGGCAGTGGCGAATCAAGAAGGCCGCGCCCAGGTTCAGAAATATCGCTGGGAAGTCCTGATCAAGGAAGGTAGCCATACGACAATTGCCGCCGAGAGCCAGGGGGCAATGACGACCATCGCTACGGATTTCGGACGTTTCAGCAATAACACGATGTGGAATCGCACCACGAATCGGCGGTATTTCGGCCCGATTACCGATTCGGAGTGGCAGCGGATACTCGCGGTCGTGAGCGGAGGTATTACAAATTATTTCAGGATTCGGGGCGGTAATTTACTGATGCACCCGACTCCTACGGCGGGAGAATCGGTCAAATTCGAGTACGTATCCACGGATTGGGTGGATACATCGGGCGGGACGACGGCCAATGCCGATAAGTTCACCGCTGACTCGCAAACGACAGTTTTGGAAGAAGAACTGGTGATTTTGGGCGTGGTCTGGCGATTCCTCAAGCTCAAGGGCCTACCTTACGACCAACAGTTCGTTGATTACCAGAATCGAGTGTCGGAATATTCCGGTCACGACGGAGCCAGTCCCATCGTACGAATGGGGGGTCCGAGTCGGGCAATTCTGGCGCTTAACGAGCCAGAAGGAAGTTATGGCGGCGTTTAACTGAAGGAGAGAAATGATGCCGAATTTTGGTGGTATGGCGTATTCGAAAAAGGGGAACAGCAGCATGAAAGCCAACCCCAAAGCGACGACCTCTGCTGGAGGGAGTCCGTTTTCCATTACTGGGCCGGGGCATGCAGCGGCGGACAAGGCCAAGGTCAATCCGGGCACGTTCAATGCGGCATCCGCGACGGATAACTACGCCGCTTCAGGCAGTGCGACGCTTCCCGGCGGTGCCAAGACGGCCTAGCCAATGGCGCGAGATCTCTACGGCGAACTGCTCTCGAATGCGCTGAACAGGAAAGCGCCACGGGACCATTTTGCCGCCTATATCAACCCCAGAGAGGCTGCGATGCTGCGCTCGCAAGGCGGCGGCGTTGCTCCGGGCGGCGGCCAGTATATGGCGAACGGACTGCCTGCATTTATAGAAGATGTGGGCGAACAAGCATGGTCTGGTCCGTCTGGTGTGGCTACGACTGCTGAGTTCGGGCCTTTGGCTGCCGCATTAGCCACGGTTCAAGCGACAGCGCCAGCTGCGCCGCCTGCCCCATCCCCAACCCCAGCAGGTTGGGCCGGGGGATTCCACGAGACAATGGCCCAGTATGGGCTGGCCGACCGAATCGGTCAGCATGAGGCGGCGGTAGAGGCTGTGGAGGCATACAGGAACAATAATCTAAGAGAAGACTGGAACCTTTCTACTCTACAGGAATTGAATGCTAGAGCGCTGACGCTTGATCCTGATTATGAAACGCGAGCGGACGAAGAGAATCAGGCTTTATTTTCTCGACCGATTAGCGATTACGGTACTGGCCAATATTCACCGGCTGCGATGTTGTCCGGTCAGGGTGCTACGGCACAACAATCCTATGATGTTAACCAACAGTCAGAGTCCGGTGGATATGCCATAAACGATCCATCGTCAGACGTATCGGTTCCGGCGGGATACCACATGGGATGGTTCCCGTCGGTAATGGGCAGTCTGATCGGCATGGCGAATCCGGCTATAGGAGCCGCATCTATGCTTGCTGGCTACCCAACCTTGGGAGCTAGGGCAATGCGTGGAATTAGGGAGGAAATCCCTGAAATTGGTCAAGTGGCCGACTTTTTCGCCGCTCCGGGTCGGCTGGCGGCGGATCTTGCAGGCCAGGGCTTCGCGCCGGTAGGTAGGGCACTTACAGCGGGGGTACAAAGATTAGGAGATGTTTTGGGGGGCGTAGGAAGCGGTGATCCTGTTGTAGCGGATTCCGGCGCGCTCTCACGTTCGATGGCTGGATTGCCGGAGGGTGGATTTGATCCCCCGTTTGTTCCACCGCAGCCTGAACCTGTCCCTTATGCGGGGGGTTCCCCGGGTGTGATTGGTTCAGGCGAGGTCCCGCAAGGCGGGAAAGAGGTGGCAGGCGAGGTATCGCCCGAAATATTGGCCCGTCTAGAGGCCAATGCAGCCGCAGCAGAGGAGCGGCTTCGAAGAATGGGAATGTTGGCGTAATGGGTACATCGCCTCTTCGCATAACTGGCGCTAACGCCACAATTCCAGCCCCAATCGGGGGGTTGAATACGCGTGATTCTGTGGATTTATTGCCGCCAACGGATGCGATCAGGCTCGATAATTTCTTCCCGGCTCGGTCTCATGTTCAGGTCCGCAACGGTTACGACGATCATGTGACGGGGCTTCCAAGCACCGTTCAAAGCCTGATGGTTTATAATTCCGGCACCGCGAATACGATGTTCGCAGCATCCGGCGCAGCGGTTTACGACGTGACATCTGCCGGGGCGGTTGGCTCGGCGGTTATCACCAGTCTGAGCAATGCCCAGTTCCAGTGGAGCAATATCACCACCTCTGGCGGGGCGTTCCTGTGGATTTGCAACGGCGAGGATGCCCCACGCCATTGGAACGGCAGTGCTTGGGCCACGCCGACCCTCTCGGGTGTCACGGCGGCGAATATCGTTAATGTAACGCTATTCAAGGAACGTCTGTTTTTCGTATTTAACGACTCTCTGACTTTCGGATTCCTGCCGGTCAACGCTGTCGCGGGCACCGTTGCAGAGTTCGATCTGGGCAGCGTTTTTGGTCGTGGTGGTCAGCTACAGGCTATCGGAACGTGGACACGGGACGGCGGCGCAGGGCCGGAAGATAACGCGCTGTTCTGGACCGATGAAGGCGAAATAGCGATGTACGCCGGGACCGATCCAGCGGACGCAACCAAATGGTCGCTGGTTGGCGTTTATAACGTGGGCCGTCCGATTGGACGGCGCTGTATTCTGAATGTTGGCAGCGATTGCTATCTGATCACCGAGAACGGCGTGTTGCCGATGACTCAGGTGCTGGGCACCGGAGAGGCTGCGCCAAACCTCGCGATCACCGACAAAATCAGCGCCACATATAATGAAGCAGTGGTGAGCTTTGCTGCCACTTTTGGTTGGGAGGGCGAGTTATATCCGCGCGGTGGATACGGTCTTTTCAATGTCCCGGCCAGCACTGGCGGCAATTTCAATCAATACGTTGTGAATCTCGAAACGGGATCCTGGGCGAGATTTACCGATCAGAATGCCTATACCTGGGCCGTACTTAACAGTGATCTTTATTTCGGCGGCAATACCAAGGTTCACAAGGCCGATTCAGGCCCAGACGATGGCGGAACTGCGATTGCGGCATCGGCCAAGACGGCGTTTATTTATTTCGGAGGTCGTACCGGGCCGAACCGCTATACCGCGATTCGTCCTGTGATGGCGTCTGATGCGGCGCTTACTGTGAGCATCGGATTTGACGTTGACTATGCTGACGGCACTTCGACGCTGACGCCGTCGACCGGGACATCAGATGCGGCAACCTGGGATGTCGCTGCATGGGATACGGCGGCGTGGGCCGCGCCAATAAATACTAAACTCGAATGGCTCAGCGTATCCGAGATTGGATGGAATGCTGCCGTGCGGCTTCGCACCCAGACATCAGCCCAGTCGGTGCGTTGGCTGGCGACAGACGTTCGATTTGAGCAAGGAGTAGGTGGGTTTTGATCATATCCGATGAAATGTGGGACATCTTGGCCCCCTCGACCGAGCCTTACGAAGATATCACCCGTGAAGATCTTGAAAGCGGTTTGGAGAGCGGTGAGTTTGTGATGTTCAAGGGTGAGCGTTCCATAGCGGTGACCTGTTCGTATGGCAGTTCTCTGCGAGTCGGCCTAGCAGGGGGCGAGTTGGACGAACTCTTGGGCATGGAAAAAGCGATTTGTTTGTATGCCCGTGAAAAGGGATTTTCTAGCGTAGAGATCATAGGCCGTCCGGGTTGGGAAAGGGTGCTTCCGAATTACGAGAGGACGGCTGTTTTGCTGAGAAAGGAGCTAAGTCATGGGCTTCATTAGGGATCTATTTAGCTCCCCCAAACCGCCACCGCCGGTTGATTACGGCGCTATCGGGCAGCAGCAAAATACTGCCAACCTAGAAGCGGCGCGTCTCGGTGCGAGGCTAGCGCGGCCTGATGTGGTTTCGCCTTATCAAACCACGACCTTTCGGGAGACTGAGCCGGATCGATATCTCGCAGCGACCAGTCTTGCGCCGGAATATGAGCGGCTACGAGCCGGTGAGGCGGGTATTCAGGAGGGGCTGCAAGGACTGGCCCAGCAGAGGCTGAGGGATGTTCCGGCATCGCCATTCACGACCGAGGGGATGACTGAGGAACCGGCTTCGTTTCAATACTCTACCGTAGGCGCGCAGCCAGCCTATTCCACCGAGGCAGCGACTTATGCGCTGCCGGGATATGCCGATCTAAATACTTATACGAGCAATGCTGCCGATGAGTTTTTCAACAGGGCTATGGCCCGGTTGAATCCGCAATTTGATCGAGCGCAGCGCGGATTGAGAACGCAGCTTATCAATTCCGGCATTCCCGAAGGATCTGACGCTTATAACGAGGAAATGCGGCTGTTCGACCAGCAGAAAAATGATGCCCTGGCTGATCTCGCGAGTCGGTCGATGTTTGAAGGCCAAAGGCTGCAAAGCAACATCATGGCGAACATTCTGGCCGGACGCGGTCAGCAGCTAGGCGAGATCACCAGTGAATACGATATTGCCCAGCGGCGTCGTGCTCAGGGCATATCTGAAGGCGAGCGTCAGGTTGCCTTGGACAGAGAGGCTCGGGATCGGCAAATCGCTGAAGCGATACGATTGCGTCAGCAGCCCTTGAGCGAGCTATCCGCGCTGATGACCGGCACAACCCCGTTTACACAGGTTGCCGCAGCCGGACCGTCGCCCATAGCGCCGACTGGGGGGCCAGCGCCAGTCGATCTCGGTGCCATTACGGGTATGCAGCAGCGGGACGCACTTGCCCGATATGCGGGCCAGCGGCAGCAGCAATCGGCGGCGCTTGGCATTCCAACTACCCTATTGGCAGCTCGCTTAGGAAGGACGACTTAGCATGGTTTCCTTCATTGCCGACCCGCGCATCAAACAGGCCCAAGCACAGCGTCAGGCTCTGATGGCACAGGCTTTAACGCCTTATCAGTTGCCCGCCAACCCTTATGGCGCGAGTCCGTGGGCAGGGAATCTTCAAAGGCTGGCTGCTGCACTGGGCGCGCGATGGGCCGGACAAGACGCTGCTGGTATTCAAGAGAAACAACGGGCGGCACGGGCAAAGATTTACGGAAGTCTTTCTCAGGCAGGGCAGGCCAGACCCGGTCCTTATTATGAGACAGTTCCGGCTCCGATTGTTCCAGCTATGTCTAGTACAGACGGCACTGCCTTGGCCCCTCGGGGGCCAACTATTCGGCTACTTGATGACGGCAGGGCCGTTTCAGTAGATCCAGTTAGTGCTGAAACCGCGCAAATAGCCGGGATTGATCTTGCCCAGTATAAGATTCTTTATGACGATGCAGTGCTGAAAGGCGACAGGGCGACTCAAGAGGCTATTAAGAGAGCAGCCGAAAAAGGGTTCTCAGAGGCAATAAGGTCGAATAATTGGTCTCTAGCTAAGCAATGGCAAGCGATAGTAGCTCCTGAGAAGGCTTTTGAGAGGCGGGTTGACCAGGAGGAATTGCTAGAGAAGAGGCAACATGAAGAGAAACTGAGGCTCAAGAAAAAAGTTGATGTTTTCGACCGTCGGACAAGTCAAGTGGTTACGGTCTCACAGCTTGAGCGTGATGAAAATCCTGGCAGATATGCCCCTAAACCGCCGTCTTTTACAACAGTTTATAGAGCAGATGGAACAAAAGTTGATATACCTCTGTCCCAATTTTTAGAGGATCAAAAACTAGAAAATCCACTATTTACAAAAGATGAGCCAGAGAAAAAGGACAAAACAAAGGTAGGATTTGTCCATTTTGTACCCCATGAAACTTTCACTATCGGGGACAGGACGTACGAAGCAGGTAAACGCTACCAAGTTACTCAAAGAGATGTAATCAGTAATGCTGGCTTGCGCGATGCTATTGCAAGTCTAACCCAAGTGGTAAGGCCAAGCGAATTTGAGAAACCAGAGATTACCGCAGACGCAGTCCCGGTAGGACCGGTGCTTGCTGATGAAGAGTTGGTCTCGATGATAAGGGAGGGCTCGGCTGGTGATTTACCGGGAGTTTTCAAAACAGTTGTCGATAGCTTTAGGTCTTTCGTTACCTTGGATGATTACTTTCCCAAAACGAGGAAGGCAAAGGCTGCTCTAAATCAACTTCGCATGATAATGCGCGTTCCCTTGGTGAAATCGATGTCAGATAAAGGGGGCAAATTTACCATAGAGCAAGCGGATAAAGTTTTGCCGGGATCTGATCTAGGCGATGCCAAAAACATGGCCAGGATCAAAGCCTTGATCCCTGATTATAAAAGGACGCTTCTAGAGGCCAAGAATATAAAGGCAAACCAGCCTATCGGAAGCCCATACCATGTGGCAGCAACAAAAGTTATAAGCTCGATAAATTCTGTGCTGCCTCTATTGGAGCGAATGGACCGGGCATGGGATAGTCGGAACAAGACCACGGTAGGTACAGGAGGTTCTTTTCAATTGCCTAGTGGCGTAGTCGTAAAAAAACTTAACCCTCCTACCGGCCCCCGAGCCCCGGTCGGTGAGTAATGGCTGATACCCAAGTCATAGAAATCCAGGGATACGGTAGGTATGAATTGCCTGCTGATCTATCTGATGAAGAAGTGGCCACTGTATCGGAAGAAATAATCCAAGCAGAACGGGCGCAAACAGTAACGCCGACAGAGGCTGCTGGCGCAGTGGGTAAGGGCGTCAATGTAGGTCTGGCTAATTTTGCGGGCAGTATCGTAGATTTATTTAACCAGCTTCCCCTTATGGGCTCTATTGACCCTTATGAACTGGGGAAAAGCGCCTTAAATCAATTAATTAGACTCCGCGAGCATCATAGCGGGACTCCGCGAGGAGAAATGACTCCAAAGTATGAAAGGCCGGAGTATAAAGGGGCGCCTTTTACCCAAGATCCAGTAGGCGGCTCCGCTCAGTTGCGTAAGGGACTTACGCAGCTAGGAATGGGCTATCAAAATATACAAGATTTGCCATTCCCGCAGCGGCCTTTCGCCCAAGGGGGTGAGGTCGTTGGTATGAGCGCTCCTATTGCGGCCCTGCCGCCCCTTAGAGCGTTGAGACTTGCGCCGGGACAGACTGCTAAGGGAACTTTTGCGCCCCTTGTCGAGGCGGCTGCACAGAAACCTGGACGCACTGCTGCCCAAGAAGGATTAGCCACTGCTTTGTCGGCTGGCGGATCGGGCGCGGCTCAGCAATTTTTCCCCGGCGACCCTACGGCGAGAACGATTGGCGAAATGGCTACGCCCTTTCTACCTTCAGTAGTTGCTGCTCGGATGCTTCCTGGGGTCATAAAAAGTGGCGTAAGAGCAGCGGAGCCGTACCTTCCCGGCGGCGCGGAGCGCAGGGCTGCGAGAGAAATCCAATCGCGTATGCTTGGAGAAGATGTGGAGGGCCTCGCTCGCCAATTAGGCCAAGCAGAAGGGCCACTCACATCCGCGCAAATAACCGGGAGCCCCTATCTGTCAAGTTTAGAAAAGCATCTAATCGAAATAGACAGAGCTTCAAAAACCCGGTACGAGGGACAACTTGAGCAATCGTTGGAGGCAAATAGGAAGGCGTTCGATGAAATCGTCGCACAAGGAGATCCACAAGCAATCAAGGAAGCCGCGCAGCAGCGTATAAACTTTTTGAACGAATCATTAAATAGACGAGTTGCTAGAGCGGATGAGTTGTTGGCGGCAGCGGCGGATAAAACGACCTCAAGATCAGATGCCGCAGAACTAAGCAGGGCGGCAAGAGATATTTTAGAGCGAGCCAAAAAAGCAGCCAGGGATACGGAAGATGAGTTATGGGAGGCAATTAACAGAACTAAGACCATAAGGGCGAACAACACGCTTGATGCCTACCAAGTTCAAACCGATGATTTATTGCCGGGAGAGGTTCTTGATTCCATTACTCATAAATCAATAAAAAGCATATTAAAACGCTCCAAACAAAAGAATCCCAAAAAGCCCATAACATCTGGCGAGTTGTTGCGTTTGCGGAGTCGGATTCGCCGGGCTCAACGCGAGGGAGACATGCCAGATGATTATGCTCGACGGCTAAATAACGTCATTGATGGCATAACTGATGATTTGGTTGTTATGGATTCAAGTGCTGCGACTTCTGCGATAGATTTTTCTAGAAATCTGAACAAAGTATTTAAGCAGGGGATGCCTCGAAAAATACTGCGCCGTACCGCAGCGGGGGGCATTGACCCTTCGGAAACTTTAAGAATCGCGCTGTCGCCGCGCGAGAAAGGAGCGGTGAGCTATCGTCAGTTACGAGAAGCGGCTGGCTTCCCAGAGCCGCCACTAGGGGCACCGGGCGGTCAAGAAATGCGCCAGTTGCAAGAAGATTTCCTACGTCGATTGGCGGCGGAAACGGCGGGATATGCCGATGAAGGCATTAACCCAACTGCTTTGACTAATTTCATTAAGAGAAACGATAACGTCATAAAAGAATTGGGGATAGAGGCGCAATTTGCTGACACAGCGGCGGCGGCGACCATAGCGCAAAATGTGCAAAAAGCAGCGAAAGCTACCAAGGGCTTTGCCAAAATCAAAAGTTTTACGTCCAAGGTTGCCAAGGGAGATATTGATAAATTGATAGAGAGGGCGCTGGTTGCGCCTAACAAGGTCGAAGAATTTCACCGTTTGATTAAGATAGCGCGACGGGACCGAAGCGGAAAGGCTCTTGACGGATTGCGGTATTCTTTGTTTCAAAAGATACTAGACGCTTCAACTTCTGGGAAAATGTTATCTTCCCGAGCGCTTAATGAAGTTTTGAATGCCCCAGCGATGCCGTCGAGCGCGCTTCCAGAAGGCGCGCCGATACCGACTTTGCGAGAAACATTAGTGCGGGAAAGGCTAATTACTCCGCAACAGAACGAAAATTTTGATGTTTTACTGGCTAAATTAGATAACTTTGAAAACGCGGTTAAGACCCCCGGCGCGTTGAGTGACGTTTTGGAAACTGAAGACGCCATGTTTGAGTTGCTCACGCGAATTTTGGGTGCGAATGTTGGCGGAATCAGTGGGCTTTCCCAAGCAAGCGGGGCTGGGCTTGTGGTGGCTCACGCTGGCTCGAAAGAGGCGCAAAGGCGGCTAATCAAGGTTCCTCGTTTTAGAGTGAAGTCCGTCATGGTTGAGGCGATGTTCAACCCGAAGTTTATGGCAAAATTATTAGAAATGCCGGTGGGGGTTCGCGCAGAGGAAGCCCTGCAACGGCAAATAAACGCTTTTCTTTTAGCGGCTGGATTGCGTAGCGCAACCGACGAGGAGACTGAATAATGCCCTGGAGTGGCGGAAGTTTCACACGGACCAACGGCGTTCACACGGGATCAACCCTGTGGGTGCAGGACCGCGACGCTGGGACAAAGATCCTCGCAACGCGCCACGATACCCACGATCAGGATCTGGCCGATGGCATCAACGCCACGCTGGAGAAGAGCGGCTCTAACGCCGCGACCGGCAATCTCGATATTGGCAGCAACCGCATAACGCTGGTCGCGGACGGCACGGCCAAGACCGATGCGGCCACGGTTAATCAGCTCCAGAGCAATGCTCCGGCTTTCCAGGCGACGGATACCGGTACGGCCAATGCCTACGTCATAGCCTTGAGTCCGGCCATAACGGCTTACGCCGCCGGTCAGGCGATTACGTTCAAGGCGGCGAATGCTTCAACTACGGCGTCAACGCTGAACGTCAACACGCTTGGCACCAAGGCGCTGAAGAAGAAAAACGATCAGGACATTGCTTCGGGTGATATCGAAGCCGCCCAAATCATCACCGCCGTATACGACGGCACCAGCTTTCAGGTTACATCACAGCTAGCGTCAGAGGCTGGGGGACCGGGCGGTAGCAACACCCAAGTTCAGTATAATTCTTCCGGTTCTTTGGCTGGCAGCGCCAATTTCACATTCGACGGAACTAATGCGGATGTCTCTGGGGATATTACTGGAAGCACGATAAATGCCGATGGGGATACTTCGGCTGGCGACAATGCAGCAATCGGGTATACGGCTGGGGAAGGACTGATCCTAACTGGTCAGGGATCGACTGACGACATCACTATCAAAAATGACGCTGATACTACAGTAGTTAATGTTGCTACTGGAGCTACAGACGTTGAAATTTCAGCAGGAAATATCCTATTTGGAACCGCAAGCAAGGGCGTCTATCTGGGCGTAACCGCTGCCACAGCGGCGAATTTACTGGACGACTATGAAGAGGGTTCTTGGACTCCCGTAATTCGCTTGGGAGGCGAGTCTGGAACCGACAATACTGCCGGAACCCCGACTGGAAAATACACAAAAATTGGAAACCAAGTAGTAATCACAACGTATTGCGCGATGGACGATTCTTTATCTGGAACTGGTCAGGTTGCTATAAGCGGATTGCCATTTACGGTGAACGGAACGCACAATTGTCCGATAACGTGGACTACCGGCGACCGTGTTGATGGAGACATTGGTATTTTAGCGTTTGCTTCCGCTGGGTCGGCTGCTGTTCTTTTTTATGTCGCTCCGGCAACTACCAGCGCCACTCTGGGGTACTTAACCCAGACAAGCCTGAACGACGGCGGAGCAGGAAAATCATTTTCAATTAACGGCACATACTACGTTTAGAGAAAGGGTTAGATCTATGGCGTTGGTGAAACGAAGAGTGGCCGACAAAATCGAGGTCGTCGGCGAGTTCTCTTGCATTCAAATTCGCGAAGACGATCAGAT